TTGGGAATCTCCCCATCGGCTTTACAATTTCAATATCAACAAATGGCATTTGATTACCTATATTTACTTTCCGCATTTTAACAACGCGCATATATATAACGTAGTGCCAAAAGTGGCACACCGACCGTCAAAACAATTTCAAAAAATCCCCACTTTATGGCTATGCGTCAATTTCAAAAAATCCCCACTATTCAACCGCGCTACTCTATTGGCTCGTCGTCCAGATCAACATAACCGAGAATATAATCCAGTGACGTATGTGCGTCCGTCTCGACACCAAGACCGGTAATCGAGAAGTTAATATCGCGGAATGCGTGGTCATCCGATTCGATAGAAGTATCCTGATTAGTGATATTAGAAACTTGCTGGAAGTTGAACACGTGCACGTAGTACGCGCCGCTGTATTCCCATAGGCCGTCGCCGTTGTACGTCGACAGGCCTTTACCCTGAGCAGATAGGTCAGAGCTGAACTGTGCGCCAAGAACCGATTGCAATATAGGAAGCCGCTCATTGATCGCATTGTCACGGGAAATAATGCCGCCTACAGCCGCAGCACTTGCGCCCTTGTTAGGAATGAACAGATACAGCGAAAAGCCTTCGACTATCTGGTGAAAGAAGTCAGACTGCCTGCCGCGCTGTACGTTTGCGTCATTAACGCCCTGTCTATCCTTACTGGGTATAGTTGCTTCCGGCACAACAAAAAGCCAATACTTGCTGTCCGCCGATTGCTTCGTGTATGCCTCCCTGGCCAACTCGTAACTGATTGCACCTGATATACGATGTCCACTGGATGCAGTGGATCCAGTCACTACGTTCGGGCTGGCAGGCGTTCCAGATATGGCGAAAGTAAATGACGTTGTGGTCGGAACGGTAGCAACAGCCTTCAATCCGTTATAGCCGCTGATAAAAGTCTCTTGTAAAAAATCACCCTCAGCAGGGGTGGCTGTGCCTTTGTCAATAGTGAATGAACGCCGATTCTCAACCGCAACTACATTGAATTCCTCATCGAATGACGCGCCGGTTATACGAGCCAATACCTCTATTCCCTCACGCGCATTATAAGTAAGGTCATGGTCTGTGTACGTGGTGATAGTAAGCGTGTCGCCATTATCTGTAATAGTTTCAATCTCAACGGGTACATATACGCCTACTAAATTAACGCCACTTCCAGCCGTTAGACCGTGTGCCGTGGATGTTGTAACAGTAGCGACAGCACCGGTACGCGATACAGACGCGATGTTAACGGTGTTAGTGTACTTCGTCGACCGGCGCGGCAGTTGGGCCCACAGTTGCGCGATGATGTCTTTAACCAGCATATTATGTGCCTTGTATTAAGTTTATTTCATGTCCAACGGCTTCCTGCATCATCGGCATGATTGCGCCATCTTGTTTTTTGACGGCGTTTGGTAGCAGATAGCGCGGATACATGTTGCGCGTGCCGTCATTAACGTATTCTGCATAATTAACGCCAGAACTTCTGCCTCCCGCCCCGAATGCAAGCACCATGCCTGCCTGCTCAAACCCTATCGACTTGCGAAGCGCACCAGAAACATTAGCCGGTGATTCATATGGAGCCGATGCCGTATGGTTACGAGTCTGCGAACCGCGCTTAATGCGATACAGCCTGCCGTGTTTCGGCTTTTCCATCATTTGCTCTCGTGCGGTAGTCGTAAGCAAGCGGCCTACGCGATCAAATCCAACGCGTATACCCTTTGCTATCTTGCGATCAAGCTCGCGTATGTGGCGGCGTATATCGGCATTCGATGCGCCTTCTTTAATTTCAAACGTCATTGTTATAGTTACTCGTTACGCCGCGGTGCGAACAACGCAAACGCATAAATTCATTGCGGCCGTCCAGGTTATCAACACGCCATATATCAAATCGGATCCCGCCGTCCTCAATCCATACCTCGGCTGTAACATCGCATGTGTACCGGATGTAATAGTCGTCGGTAATAACGCGCTCAATGTTTGTCCTGTCAAATACAGTCACGCCGTCAATAGACTTGCGCATGGCCCATACCTGGCAGTTAACGTCAGTGCCGAATGTCTCGGTAAAATATGGGGCGTCGTCGTCAGTTGCGGGTGTTATGTCACGGCTTTTCAACGTGATCAGTCTGTCCATATCGCCGATGCAGACGTCACGCTTCTGGCCTCGAATCGGTTTGCAGACTGGCATTAATATGCGCTCGCGAAGTCAATAATCCTGTACATGCCATATGCCATACGCGCCTCGGGTGGGGCTTTGTCACAACCACAGCCTGACTCCATAGAGCAGTCGCCACGGTTCACATATACGGCTGCCATGTGTGCAAACAGAGCCTGCCACAAGTCAGGGCATGCCGCCTTAAATAGCGCAGCTGTTGCATAGCCGGCTGTGAAAATAATCTCTACAGCTTGCAGGCGTTGCGTGTTCAGATCAGACGGCCAGGCGTTATCGGGTGATGGATACAGCATAGAATATGTGCTGCCATCGGTAGCGGTTGTGTAGTACGCCGCGCTTGATACGGTTGTCAGTACGTTCGATGAATTGTAATACTTCACGCTAGTGATAGCGTTCAATGGCGTACGACGCAGCTCTAACTGGTTCTGGTTGCCATAGCCAAACACACGCGGATAAACCCCGGCAGCATCGGCTTCGCCGAAATAGTCACGATACGTGCGGTATGTTTTGCTTATGAAGTCGCGCTTTGTGTACAGCTCGGCATTACGAGTGACAGCAACAATGATTGCCGTCAATAACGTATCTTCTGAACTATTGGTTATTTTTAACCACGCCTTTAATTCAGTCAGCGTGACAGGATTTTCAGCGGCGGCTACAGTAATCTGATAGGTAGGCGCGCCGGATGATGCTCCGTAGTACATAACGCACCTACCCAGATTAAGTTATTACGCTAATTCAAACTCGGCTACAAAAGTAGTGCGGCATGTAGTAGATGACGCGCCGTCGCTGATAATCTCTAAAGCCTGTGAGGCTGTCAGAGTATTTGCGGCAGTAGGCGTTGCAACGTCCACGTCACCAGCAGCAGAGCCTGATTGAGTGATAGTCAAGCCGCCGTTTGTTACAAGCGCCCCGCCTATCTCGGTTGTGATCACAGCATTAGCGCCGGTGATCGCATTGGCAATAGTGCTAACCAATCGCTTAAATGTACATGCGCGACCCGGTGAAACCCACACGCTACCAGCGGTAGACACGTCGGTCATATCAACAGAAATATAAAGCGACTTCAGCGATACGCCAGTTGCGGTTTCAACGCTGCCACCCAATACCAGAGTATTGTCTGTGCCTGCGCCATCGGGTTGATCGAAATAGTTAGAAACATTAGCGGTCATGATTAGCCTCTACGATGCTTGTTTTTGGTTGGTGTGGGCACTGGCTGTATATCAGCTGGTGCGGTTTCTGGTGCGGTTTCTGGTGCCGCCTGTGTTGATACATCGGCTGCCACAGTTTCTAAAATAACTTCAGCTTTGTTTTCATCGGCTGCCGGCATCATCTTATTTTCTGGCGTGAAGTGCTGCTTCTCTTCAACTACAGGCTTGTCAACATACTCACCGAACCCGGCAACGACAATGGCTTTCGCTACGTCGTCGTGATAGTGGCGCTCGCCAGCTTTTAACTGAAAGCCGCCATGCGAACCAACACAAATGCTGCGCTCTAAATTAACTTTAACTTTTGCCATGATTCAAATCCCAGATATTAGGGGCGGCGTGAACCGCCCCACTATCTTAGTTATTGGTTGTAGGCTGTGTGCGACAGTTGCCAAGTACAGCAACAGCGCCGAACGATGTACAGCCAGTTGTTACGCTGGTTGATACAATCGACAAGCGAACATAACGCTTCTTGCCAACGTAGCCAATGCGTCCCAATGCGTTAGATGCAGTGATAGCAGCGGCGGCTTCAGTGCCTACCAGAAACGTGTCTGATACAGCAGCAGCGTCGGACAGACCGCTATCATCACCATCCTGTATTAACGGCGTGAAAGTGCCGTCAGTGCGTGTACCGGATTTGATTATGAACTCCAAAGACTCATAACCAGCCGTGTCGATAATGGCGCCAACAGTTGTTGTGTCGGTTGCAATAGTCGCATTGCTCAGCGCGTTTGCGCAAAAAATCTGACTGTGTAAATCAATTGATGACATGATAATTTCTCCGATTAGGCTACAGTTAATTTTTTGATTGCTTCGCCACGTACCACTTGACCAGCAAGACGGCGGTGGAAAGTCAGGGCAATCATATCTTGTGCGGCAAGTGTTACCTCGTCGCGAATCATTGTCATCATGGTGCGATCAACGATCATGAAACCGCGCATGAAGTCACCGTAGGCTACAGGTGTTTGACCTGTTGCAACGTCTGGCATATCAATTGCGGAAATGTACGGCTCACCGATAATGCTGTTAGGTTGGCCTGCAGCGATGCCAGGTGCCCACAAGTATTGGCCGTTACCATCTTTCAGGCGACGGATGTACGCCAGAGTGCGGCGGTTCAATACGAAGTAAGGGCTGTAACCTGTTTTCAGAGTGCCTGTCAAAGTGATCAGGTCATCTGCGCCAAGCGCGCCTACTACTGCAGTGTTGCTGTTTTCAACAGAAGCCGCTACAAGGAAGCCTTGTGGACGGTTAATGCCGGTACCAGATACGAACGCAGCGCCTTCAGCTTGTGCAAACGCTTCGGCAACGTCATCACGAACTTGCTGTTCCATGTTGAAGCTAGAGTCCATTACTTCTTCGCGAGTTAAGCGAGTTTGTGCGGACAGCTTGCCCATAGTGATTTCTTGCATGCCGTATTGGCTGTTGCTTTCGCTAGCCGCTAGGCCTTCACCGTTCCAGCCTACAGATACCAAGGTATCACGAGTAGGAATCAACACAGTTTTGCGTGATGTGCTGCGAACTTTAGAGATTGAGCGGATTGGGCTAATCTCTGTGATGTTTTTCAGGATCTCGTTCACGTACTCGGGAGCAACCAAGTAGCCGCCATCAGCGTTTACGTCGGTGCGCAAGTATTTCAATTCTTCAGCGTGAGCGCGAAGTGCGTCGCCAGTCGTGCCGTATCTAGCATACGAGATCAGCGATTTCATTTCGTTCTGATATTCTTCTTTGCGCTTATCAACATTGCCAGCGCCTGGACGAGCCAGTTTGCCTTCGAGGTCAATTAAACGCTCTTTCAGTTCTTTTTCAGACTGTTCGATTGCTTTGAAGCTAGTTACCATTTCTTGGTTCTTGCTTTCAAGCTTTTCAAATTGTCCGTCGATTTTTGCCAAAGCAGCTTTGCCTTCAACGCTATCAGCGCCGAATTTTTCAACTACTTGTTTCATGTCGTGGAATGCTTTGCCTTGAGCGTCAAGAATTTTCTTGTGTTCACTCAATTCGGTTGCTAAGTCTGCCATTGCAGTATCCTCAGTTTGGTTTTAGTTCGGCGCTTGCTTTTTGGTAAAAGTCAACACCGTAGGTCGGTTGTAATGTGTCTGCTTCAGCATCCCACTGATTGGACTTAGCAAGTTGCGCCAAATGCAGCGCAGCCTGTTTTGAAAAACATCCTGAATCTCTCAGGCATTTTTCAAATTCTCTTAACGTCTTGATCTCGACAACATCGTCAAGCGTGTATTGCGCCTGTTCACCGTTTGATTTTACCGATGCAACGCGGGCGTTTTCATTCATGGGCTCGTTAACGAGGGATATTTCCCAGAGCTTCAATTTCTTAATCAGGCGAACATTGCCCTGATACTCTTCCTCTACGCAGCTAAAGCCTATCGAGAAATCAGTCAGCACGCCCTGCTTGGCTAATGAATAAGCCCACTCTCCTTTGTGGCCTTCAAGCAAGTTAATCTCGCCAACAACTTCCAGCCCTTCGCCGGTTTCCTTAACGGACTCAATAGGGAATCCGCCTATCAGGTTCTCGGACCAATGCTGAAACAGCATTCTGACCGGACGGCCCTTGGCTTTATGGTCGGCAATCGTTTCTGTAAAAGCACCTGGCAGAATGATATCGTTACCGCGATCCTTGTCGTATGTGCTGGCAAGTCCGGTGATGATTCCAACCTTCTGGCCATTGCGCTCTTCGGTAGCAACGCTCTTTACTTCAAAATGGAAGTTTTTAGTTTCTCGCTTGCCTTTGTTTTTTAAGTCAATGACGGGCATTAGATAACACTCGCTGTGATTGACGTGCTGGCACCGGCACCGGATAACACAAGTTTAAAATTGCATTGCTTAACGAATATGCGATTGACGTCTGGAACCGTTTGCTCAAGACCGACAAGGTTCTGATATCCCATGCCATCCTGATCAACATGCAATGCAACGCTGGCGCCATCAAACGTGCCATCGATAGCAAGCTGAATAACGCCGCCATCCCATTCCACCACCGTGGAGTCTGCGTCTACTGTCTGTGCATTAAAAACTATTGTCATGCGCAACTCATTTAATATATTGCGCAAGTTTAAGGAATATTGATTTTTTAGAGTAGTGCCAAAAATGGCACAGAGAATTACTGAATCACCGCGTTAGATTGGCATCGGCAATTGATGATCTCATCAAGTGGGGCTCCGTGTGTGCTGTCGCCAGGATAGTCCATAGAATAACCACCAACCTCGAACGATTCGCCAACATCAACAATCTGGAAGTCAGCGTCGGCGTGCGATGGCCGCACCTTATCGTCACCCATCGTTACCCATATCTTTTCAGCAACTAATACCTGCCCGTCTACGATCATGTCGTCAATCGGCACGGTTACCGTGTCAAAGAACGAAGCAACCTCTACCGACTTGGCTTCTTCTGCAGCATTTTGTATCTCTGTCTGCGCGATCATGTCACCGCGATAGATAACGCTATCAAGGAAGTTTTTCTTTACCTGTTCGGCAAACTCGCGCATATCAATAACGGTCTGGCTGGCATCGAACTTGGTGGATGCGGCACGGGCGGCTATCTGCTTGGCAGCGTTATCCATTGCGCTGGTTATTGCTTTGTTCGTTGTGCGGTTAATATCGACAGCGCGAGGCGGTACGGTTTTGGCTGTGAACTTAGCCATGCGCTTGTCAGTCTCGGCTTGCATGGCATCAATAACTTTCTTAACCGATGTCTTGTCAGCCAGTGCAGTAGCTTGTACAGCTCTCACAGTCTTGTCGTCGTCATCACCGGTACGGATATGATCGGCAAGCAGGGCTCCAAATTCATAACCTGTTTTTTCGTAGGCGTCTTCGAGTAGCTTGCTGACCACATGATCATAGTCACGCGCATCGATAGGCTGTCCGGCATCGATCAATCGCGCTTCTAGATCATCGGCCATCTTGCGGAATAGTGAGCGAACAGCGGAACCCAGAGGCTTTTCGAGTTTGCGCTTTAGCACATCCTGACGCTGTACGGAACGACGTAGCTTAACTGGGTCTGTGTTGAAGCCTGCCACCGTTACACCTTGGCTAGAGGATAGCGCGAACCTTCTGGTATTTCTGATTTGTCATGCGGCAGTTCCTGATTGAGCATTAACGGCATGATGAAATAGTTCTCTGTTTTGCATACAGCGACAGCAGCATCCTCGTTATCAAAAATACCCTGAACATCCCATTGTCCGCCAACCTGCCATTCATTTTTTTGATGATTCCAAACTGATAGAATCACTTGGCCTACCAACCATAGTTGCATATCAAACCTTCCTGTAATTGTCTAACTCTACCTGATCAAACAACGGCGTACCGTCGCGGCGCTTCATGTCGCGTAAGTCGTTAATGAACTCGTCGTCTTTCGACAGTGATTTAATCGGGCGCTTGAGGTTATCACTGGTATCGGCGTCTGACTCTGCGGGTATATACGTCGATGGCTTCCACACGTTATCGCCGCCATCGATCAGGTCTTCATATCCTAACCCTGTACGCATCTCGTTGTCAGTCATGATGTTAATCTTCGACAGGTCGAGCGTGTCAGCAATACGCTGCCTGCGCAGTACTTCTATGTCAAACGGGTTGAACGTAATCCGCATGTTCTCGACTTTGTGCTTGCCGACGTTGCCATAGCGTGGTAGCAGGAACCGTGAAAGCTCGCCGAACAGAAACGACGCCAGCGGCAGTATCGAGTCACGCCACATCAGGAATTCAGATACTTTCAGGTTGTCGAGAGTCATTGCAGACGTAGACATAAAGGCAAGCGGCACGTCGTATGTTACGTAGATGTCCTTTTGCACCGTCTCGCGGTTGACGCTGAATTCCATGTCACGCATGGTCTGGCCGATGGCTTCCGGTTTCAGCTTATCGACAATGGCCTGTCTGCCTGCGTTCGATGCACCTGTGTATTTTTTCAGCTCCTCGCGTGCGCGTACGAACTGTGCGTCTGTCATCGGTGCGTCACCGGTCCACGACCATCCCAGCGACGGTCTACCGCCTCTGCGCAGTATCGACAGGTTGTTAGTGTTAGCCTCGACGAATTGCTGGATCTCAAGCCATACCGGCTGCGCCCTGGACATGCCCCACATCCCCGACAGCTGATAGCCGAGGTTGGTGTCTTTGGTCTGCCATATCTCGCCGAGCTTGTCGGGCGTGTAATAGCGCGCTGTTGTAATGCCGTCTGCCTTCACATCTTCAAGGCGATAATTGCGGGTGTCGTTTTTGGTATTTACGCCGATAACGGACGGGTAGTAATACGAGTTCTTGCCGTCAGTCATGTTCACGCATTGCGGCTTTTCATTGTACAGCTCGATGGGCGCGTACTTCACGTTACCAGTAGCGATCGGGAAAGCGTTGCCGGTTACGTCAAAACATTCTGCCATCTCGGATGCGAACGCGGAATAGGATTGGAACGGGTTTGGGTTGCGTAGTTTTTTTATGATCGGATGATCGTCTACAAATTCTTTCAGCTCGGTATCGTAAACGCGGGGCTGTATCTGTGCGAATCCACCGGACCGCTTTTTAACGGCGTGGAAAAAAGGCTTGCACTGGTAAAACAAGCGAATGGCTTCGTAACTTCCGATGTCACCATTGCCGGAGCTGAACAGGAATTCAGCGAATGATTGCTCGGGTAGATATGATTTAGTCTCGACGCCATCAGGCTGCTTTACATTGAATAAAG